CTGCCATAATAGATTATTATTAATGTTATAAGTCTAATAATAATAATCTTTATCTTTAATTCAATTTTTATTGGGTTAATGATAAAAATATTTAAAAATTAACTATATCTATAATTAAAGAAATCAAAAATTATATTTATCAAATATTTTTTTTGTAGTATGAACACTACTTTCATCTCTATTTACAATATAATAAATTGGATTATAATCTTTATAACTATCAGAATCATGATATGTATTTAACATTGTATCTAACTGTTCATAATTAAAATTATAATATGTTACCAATTTATACCAAGTATCATGGTGTAGATCAATACCACTTTGTTTAAAAAAAATAATATATCTTTTTGGAATATACATCATTATATCATTAACTCTTGGATGTATTCCAATTTTATGGTGTGGTTCAAAACATATTGAAGGAAATAAAATTTTATCATTATCTAGTTTAAAAATGTCCATAAATTTGTCCTTTAAAAATATATCTATTCTCATACATAATATAAAATCATAACTAGTAATATTTTCTACTCTATTTATGCAATTATTAATTAATGCATTTACTCCTAATAAATTTGTATAAAATATACTATCATATAATACATCTTTATAGATATAAGTAAGATTTTTATCATAACGGGTAGTATAACTATTAATACTAACAATAATATTTATATTTTTTTTTTTTTAAATTTGATATAAATTTTATATGTGATTTTGCTGCATTTATTTGTTCTTCATATGATTGTTCAGAACCCGTATTTCTATTTCCTTGACCACCTAAACGAAATGATTCTCCAAATAATATTAATAATCCATTTGTCATTTTATATATTTGTAAATAATAATTTTTAAATATTATTAATTATTAAATATTAGTTAAATCATTAATCATTAAATATTGAATTCATTTTTATGTTTGCCTCATTATAATATTTTTTCCTATATTTTTTCATTGTGCTGTCTTTTATGCGTGTATTTTTAAAATAACTATAAGTTTTATTTTCTTGTAATAATTCTATTATAAAATACAACGCATACATACCACATTGCCCATCACTATATTGATGAGTAAAACCTTCATTATCATCTACTGTTAATTGAATATTTAAATTACGCGCTTGATCCACTATTCTGTTTATCAATACTTTTATTTGTTTTGGCATTTTTGTTCCATTACTATCAAAGTAAAAAATGAATTTTCTGTTCAAATCAACAAATAAAGATATCCAATGTTTACCAGGTTTGTTATGAGGATCAGTGTTAAATATTACTCCTATTTTGCTTATTTTATTTTTGATATGATTTCCTAAATTGAAATTACATAATTGCTCCCATACGCAAGTTGAAAACATTTCTTTCGCATCAAAATCTATAGGAGACGGCCCTATAAACTTAAAATGTTTATGAGATTTTTCATATTGTTTCATTATTTTAGTTATATCAACACTCGAGAGCCAAGTATTGGGCTTTGACGACCAACTCTCAGGAGAAAACGGCTTAAAGATTTCTTTTATTAATAATTCTTTATTATTAAGCTTACTTAATGGGGTTTTTTCTAACCAACATAATTCATCATAGCATTGCTTATCTAATCGTTGCTTGAAAAACTCCCATATTTCTTTACTATTATTAGTCAAAATTTTGTCGCTATTATTAGAATTCCAAATGTTTTTAAATAATTGTAAATTATTACGCGTATAGCAAGTGTAGTGTTTTAATTCACCATCTACATATTTATTTTGGTATGGCGAGCATTTGAGCTTGCGAAATTTACGCGTATTTTTTTTAAATTTGGTGCTTATTTTCTTAAATGTATTATACATATTATTTTATATTTCTATTTAATATATAAATATAAAATAAATTTTTAACTGCGTTTTTGTGGAAGTATTTTTTGTTTATTATTTGTTGTTTTTCTAACAACAAACAAATCTAAATTTGTTATGCATTTCTTAGTACACATACTATTTAATGTTGTATTATGTATATTGAAATCATTTAAAGAGGTGTCCTCTCTAAAAGAGGAAATATTTGTAAAATCTTTGAGTTCTTCTTTAATAGAGTTTTTAATCTTTTTTTCCTTTAAATGACTTATTAGATTTAGTACGTATAATAAATAATAAAGCTTGTATTTTTCGCCGTTCATTATTTTATTGCTATTTTCTACAAGTTTTTCTAAGGTTGTTGCGTTATATTTTAATATTTGTTCTTTATAAATGTCGATGTTTTCTTCTATATTAGTATAAATATCCTTTAATAAATAATTAGTGCTTAACAAATCCTCTAATTTATTTGTTTTGAAAGCAGAGTTTTGGTTTTGGTTCGCGAAATAACGTAAGTCTATATTAATTTGCCTTTGTAAATTTTCTTGTTCTAAACTTAAAGAATTGAGTTGCTCTTGCTTTTCTTGCTTTTCTTGCTTTTCTTCTTTCACTTCTTCTTTTTCTTGCTTATGTTGCTCAATTAAATCTATACTTACAACTTTCAATTGTTTTGGTTTTTTCTTATTTTCTTTTTTTTCCTTAGTTTCCTTAGTTTCCTTAGTTTCCTTAGTTTCCTTAGTTTCCTTTATTTTTGTGCTATTATTAAGCATTTTACTATAAATTTATTTTATATTTTTTAATTGAACTCGTGTCGAATTATAAAATAATTCATTACCTATTGTTGGAAATCTATTTGGATTAAAGTCTTGAAATTGTTCTTCTCTAAATAATAATTGACTATCCAAATTCTCATTTTTTGTTATAAAATTTATATTATTTTCATATAAATCACTGGTGCTGGATGGAATATATGCTCTTTGGTCTGCTTTTTGAAGTGCAAAGAATTGATTTCTTAAAGTTGACTCTTGATCTATATTAGAAGAAAAGCCGCAAAAATGCATTTTCCTGGTTCCTGGGAAGAAAATAGAGCTACTATCATAATTATTATAATTTTGTATAGGTTCCACAGCAGACACTAATGGAGCAACACTTGGCATAAATGTATATTTAGTATTTACAGGCCTAAATGAAAAATTCATTGTAATGCCGCCCGATGGAATATTTCTATTCATAATCTCACTATTTGTATAATTTTGCTTATCAAAATTATTTAATGCTATTCTATAAACGTCATTATCAACAGTTACACTCATAATTATATTACTATATTATTATTTATTATAATATTATAATAAATAATAAAAAAAATAATAATGAATAATAATGAATAATTAAAATAATTTAAAAAATTTAAAAAAAATATGACAAACTATTTACTATAACATAAAATTATTTAACGTTTAATATTATAATTTGAATACATATAATTAATCGATTTTCTTGTAAAGATTGGTGCGTTGTAACCCACATTTCGATAACGATTATTTACATATACATTCTTCTTTAATAGATAATTGTCCTTTTTTTGCGTTTTCAAATAGTTCAAGTCGAACATATTTGTTGTATTAGAATTTACTAAAGTCATTAAAATTAGTGCTGAAGCCGCCATATTTTAAGTTAATAATATTAACTATAAATTGAAAAGACAAATCAATTTTATTTATAATCTACAAATGTCTAATATAACAACACTACCTTGTTGACTTAACTCTACGCTTACATTTCTACTTACTTGTGAATGTACCAAATCTTGCTCGTGATGACGGATGTTCATTATGTCTTCGTTTAGTTTCACATTGAGCGCTTGCTCTTTTTATATTAGAATGATAACCTTTATGATATCTTGCCGTTCTTTGGCTTTTACCACCTCTTGAAGTAAATTTTTTATAAGTTATACGTTTTCTTCTATTCTTTTTCAATTTATTGTTAGACATATATATATAGTATTTATATAATATTTTTGTTATTTTGCTATTTTGTTATTTTGCTATTTTGTTATTTTTTATTTTTCTAAACTGTTAGCGAAATAAAAAACTTTTATTTATGGAGTTATAATTTATTATAGAGAGAAAATAATAGAAAAATAATAGGAAAATAATATAAAAAATAATATAAAAATGGAAATAAACGCAATACAAAGCCTATTCACAAGTTTTATCATCGTTAAACCAAATCATTTTAATAGCAGCTATATTATTACTAATAATTTTATACGATACGCTTAAAGCATAAAAACTTATTAATTTATAATAGTCTTCTTTTATAATCCACTTTAATACTTCATTATAATTATTATAGTTATATGAAATAAGTATAATGCTGGGTATAAAATGTTGAATTTCTTTATGTCCAATAGTTTCAAGTTGTGCCCACTTCTCATTTTTTCCAAATAATTCATAATTATAGTTGTCCAAAATATATTCATCCATAGTTAAATAATGGTTGCAAGGAAAATTATATAAGTCCAAATATTTCGTTATATTAGTCTCGCTCATAACAATAAGCTCTATACTTTTTTTAACATCAGCAATTAAATCATTAGCCTTGAGCATTTTTGTGTTAGTACTAATATAATGTAACTAATAAAAATTAATCAATTTTTTTCATAATCTTTATAATCTTCTCGCATTATGACTTTCTAATTTATTATGAATTTCAACAATACATTGACTTGTTGAAGTTTCAAATAAATCAGGAATAAATGAATGAATAAGTGCTTTAATTGCTGAAATAAACAATATAGCAACATAACTTAAAGAAATATACATATGTTCAAAATAGCCCATATTCATTGCTTTCAAATGTTTAAATTCAAAAAACATTTTTCTATAACATAATACAAGAAATTAGTTTTAAACTATTATTTTTAAAAAATAGGTATTAATTATATGATATACTGTATAACTTAAATATAATAAACTAATTATTAGTGCTACGACTTTTCTCGATAAAGTATAAGGCCAATAAGGTAAAAAATATGTTATTGCTAATGCTATTAGCCCAAATGCATATATTACTTTATTAAAGGCAAAATGTTTTTTAACATTTAACAATGGATAAAAACCAGGCATATGTGTAATTAGCCCAGCAAAAAGGATTCCAAGTAATTGTTCTCGCTTACTCTTATTATAAGAGTCAATAGTTCCAACTATTCCAATTAATAGGAAAATTAAACTTACATATTTAATATAAGAATTAAAATAAAATATTAATGCTAAAACGCTAGGAACTAAAACCCAACTTAATTCACCGCGAACTATTTTATAATGATAATAATAAAAATTATTGTTTTTGAATGTTAGTTCCATATACAATATTATATATAACTAATTTTTATTAATTGTGGAAAAATAAATAATTTGTTATATATATAATGACATCAAATGTTGTCGGTGAAGGTACCTATGGTTGTGTATTAAAACCACCTATTTTATGTAATGAAACTAAAAATCTTGTATCACAAGATTATGTTAATAAAATATCTAAAATAATGACGAGACAACATGCTATTAATGAAGAAGCAGAATATAGCGCAATAAATAATATACAAGGTTTAGATAAATATGCTATAACTGGACCGCTATTGTGTAAGCCATTATTAGACAAAAATTTTAATGCCAGCGTTAAAAAATGTAAAACGCTAAAAGTCAAAACCGCATTTAAGAATGCTAAGGATGATTTACGAATGTTATTATTAGAAGACGGAGGCTTAAGTATATATGACCATATAACCAAAGTATTTATGCTACAAAGCTTAGACGAAAAGAAAGTATTTTTGACCTCATTAATAAAATTGTTTGACGGACTACTCTTTTTTCAGTCTAACGAAATTATGCATAGAGATATTAAATTAGCCAATATGGTATATAATGTAAATAATGGTAGAGCAAAATATATTGACTTTGGCTTGATGACAAACTTCAAAAGATTTGCTAAAAGATGTAGCTCAAATACTGAGAGATTAGGAATAAGTCACAGTTATTATGCTCCAGAAAATAGTTGCTCAAACAAATATTCGTTTAATTCTAATAAATTAAAATGCACTAAAATTAAAGCGCATTTTAAAACACACGAGGACTTTATTAGCTATTTACAAAAATCATTTGACATTTATTGTTTGTCATTAGCATTATTAAATATGGTGAGTGTTTTAGATTATAGAAATAGTGGACAAAAAAAAGATGCTATTCCACGTTCGTTTTTTGAGGAGTTTAGTATATTATTGCTTGAATATATTAAATATGATGTTAGCAAGAGAAATATTAATATACTTCAACTTAAAGAAAAATATGTTAACTTACTAAAAAAACATAATTGTTATTTAAAGAAGGCAACACAACCCTCCCCAGAAGTAATTGATGTTATAGAAAAAATAAAGAAAAAAGAATTTAAAGCCGACTTAGCCAAAATTTGCCCTCAAGCTAAGCCAATATTAAATCCTTCTACAAATAGATGCGTTGCTGACTGCAAAACAGGGTTTATTAGAAATAAGAGCTTTAGATGCGTGAAAATGAATTTAGCAAAGGATTTAGCAAATAGCAAGAAAAAAAGTAATAGTGTAACAAGAAAGAAACACAACACGAGTTTAGTTGTTAATGATTCTTCAAATGCTAAGAAGCAACTTTGTATAAGCAAAAACAAAGATTACAATCACATTACAAAGCGTTGTAATGCTAAATGCCCTAAAAATAAAACACGTAATTCATTATTTAAGTGCGTTTAAATATTAAATAGGAACAAATTGAAAATTAATTTTTATATTTTATACTTTATATTAATAAAGTATAAAATGGAGACTTATTGCAATGAAAAAATTAGTGATTTTGATTTATGTGGAACAAAATATTCTATTGAAGTTTTAACAAAGCATATGCATTATTTAAATAAAAAAGTGGTGCTTAACACTCAAGACTTAACAGCCGATTTTTGTGTAAGATTTATTTTAGATATGGACATTGAGTCGGGAAGTGAAGACAGCTATTGTTATGATAAAAATCATATTCTTAGTAGACAAAAACATATAACAAGCGAAGAATTTGACGAAGCTTATGAGTTATATTATAGCTAAATAATTAAATAGCTAAATAACTATATTAAAACATATTAAAGCATAAAATATATGTTTTATTTAAGAAGCTATGGATATAGATCTCCTTCAGCGCGCATTAGAAAATGATGACAATTTAAATATTATAAATACAAATATTCAAGAAATTAAGCGCAAGAAAAATGAAATATTACAAGAGCTCGGTCTTAAGCGCGATGATTTAAAAAGCTTTCATAAAAAATTAAACGGTTATATGTATGTTGACAATATAAAAGACTTAAAATATGGGCGAAATATACGATGGGTAAATTTAAAAAAAATAGAGGACGTTAAAATAACCAATGGATCTATTTTATGCGATATTAAAATACACGA